ATGTATTAACCTACATGAAGGTGCGCGAATCGCAGCATGGTGATACGTTGGTTATCCGTGAATGGACACCTATGGAAATCGTGACCTACCGCACCGATGGCGAAACCGTCACAGTATTGGGTGAGATGGAAAACCCATTAGGCATGATTCCAGCTGTTTGTTTATACGGCCAACGCTCACCCATTAAAGGTATTGGCGTCTCTAGCATTGGCGATATTGCCCAGATGCAAAAGGCTATCTACAATGAGCTATCCGAGATTGAGCAAATCATCCGCATTAGTAATCACCCTAGCCTAGTAAAGTCTGAAAGCACCGATGCCAGTGCAGGGGCAGGCGGTATTATCACCGTTGAAGATGACGAGATGATGAAGCCCTATTTGTTGCAACCAAGTGCGGCAAGCCTAACTTCAATCATGGCCTCCATTGATGCCAAGACCGAAGCAATTAACCGCATGAGCCATATGGGTGCAGTTCGAGGAAGTGAGGCATTAACCATGTCTGGCGTTGCCTTGCAAAGCGAGTTTCAATTGCTCAATGCCAAACTATCCGAAAAGGCCGACTTGCTAGAGCTAGCAGAAGAACAGCTTTGGGATTTATTTTGCATGTGGCAGGAAGTGACAAACGACATTGCCGTTGACTACCCAGACAGTTTTGACTTGCGCGACTATGCAACCGAGTTAGAGTTTTTGCAACGTGCGCGAGCCAGTGGTGTATCTAGCAAGACGTTTATTCAAGGCGTAGATAAGGCCATTGCTGAACTAGTGCTTGCTGATGAAGACTTGGTTCAAGCAGTTAGTGAGATTGAGCAAAGCACAACGATTCTAGGTCAATTCAATGCACCACAAACAGGCCAGCCTGAATGACAGCAGCCACCCATAGCAATAACCTTGACCGATTAGCCGACTTACACAGCCAGCTAATGGGCGAGGCATTGCTAGAGTTGGAGAATGCGGCGGCTGGTATTGTTTCTAATCTGCCTGTACAAAATGGCAAACTGCATGATTTAAACGCGGCTATATTCGCCCGTCAAGAATTGCAGCAATCCATGATTGACACGTTTATGAGCAATGCCCACGGCATAGTCGACAGTTATGACGAAGTAGTGGAAACGCTGATTACTCTGTATCAAGAAGTCTTGGAAGACGGCATATTACCAGCAACGCAAGCCGAATCAATGCGCCAACTAAAAACAATGGCGTTTCAAGGTTTTGAAGAAGTGGCAAACGCCCACCTAGAGTTGATGGCCCGTGAAGTGTATCAATCCACACTAACAGGCAGGGCCATTAATGAAACGGTGCAATCCATACGCCATGCCATTAACGGCATTTACATTCAAAGCGATGATGATAAGGCACAAGCCCTAGTTGATTTTATCAGCGAGAATAAAGACGACATTACAAAAGCAGCGCAGGTAAATAAAGCCGTTGATATGCTCCATGCCGTTTATTCGCGTGACCGCCTAGGCAATAACCTTAGACGCTATGCCAATGTTTACGCGCACGATGCTTTGATGCAATTTAGCGCATCCGCTAATATGTCAATTGCCACAGAACTAGAGATTGAACGGTGGGAATACTACGGCGACTCAATCACAGATACGCGTCAATGGTGCAAAGACCATGTAGGCCGTATAATGACAACGCAAGAAGTTAGGGATGAATGGGCAAGCGCAAGTTGGCAAGGTAAGTCAGCAGGCGACCCGTTTATAGTTCGTGGCGGCTATAATTGCCGTCATCATTTTGTACCAGTAGTAGATTAACCAAACGGGGCAGTAATTATGAGTGAAGAAAACGAAAACAACGAAGAAAACAACACGCCAGCAGGAATGAGCCAAGCCGAAGTAGACAAGATTGTCGCTGACCGCTTGGCCCGTGAGCGCAAGAAGTTTGAAAAGAAATACGAAGGCGTAGACCTAGACGCATATGGCAAATGGCAGCAAGACCAAGAAGCCGCCGAGCTAGAGCGCCAAAAGCAGGCAGGCGAATTTGATTCAGCCATGAAGAAGTTAGCCGAAACCAAGGATGCGGAAATTACCCGATTGCGTGGGCAAGTTACAACAACAGCCGTTGATGGTGAATTACTACGCGCAGCAAGCTCGCTACAGGCCGTTGAGCCTACACAGGTGTCTAGCCTATTGCGCCGCAATATTCGCCTATCAGAAGACGGTAAAGCCGAGGTAGTTGACGATAAGGGTGCTATCCGCTATAGTGACGATGGAACGCCGTTAACCGTATCTTCATTGGTTGGCGAGTTCCTTACTACAAACCCGCATTTCGTCAAAGCCTCACAAGGTGGTGCAGGCAGTGCAGGTAACGTAGGTGGCAATACACTGAAGCCTAAATCAGTGGGTGATATGAATCCAGCGGAATACGCTGAACATCGTAGCAAGATTGGCCGTGGTCGTGTGACTGGCGGTTATATCAAACCCAATTAAGGCAAGGTGTATCCCAATGGTCATCTTGCATAAATAAATTTGTAAGGTGACCAAAATGGCAGCATCAACTACTAGTACACTAGACGACCTGTTTAGTAATATCATCAAAGAAGCGATTTTCGTTTCCCAAGAAACCTCTTTAGTTCGCAATCTTGTGACCACTTATGACATTTCTGGCGAAGCTGGTAAAGTCGTACAGGTTCCTGTTTATTCCGAACCATCCGCAGCAGCGTTGACCGAAGGCGCGGACATGTCTTCCACAGCCGTATCCACCACAAGCGTGAGCATCACAACCGCAGAAGCAGGCGTACAAGCCTTGCTAACTGACATGGCTGCTAAATCAGCTATGGGTGATGTTGCTGGTGATCTAGGCCGTATCCTTGGTGAAGCAGTTGCTAAGAAGATGGACCAAGACTTGATCGGTTTGTTCTCTGGCTTCTCAACTGGCCAAGGCGCAGCAGCTCAAGAAATCACCGTAGCTGATATTTTCAAGGCAGCAGCCGTGTTGCGTGCTAACAACGCTGGTGGTACACCAAGCGCAGTTATTCACCCTTACCAAGCTTACCAGTTGAAGTCTAACCTAACCAACGCATTCGCTAACCCGAATGGTGGCGAATTGCAGAACCAAGCAATGCGTAACGGTTATGTAGGCACTATCGCTGGTGTTAACATCTTTGAATCTGCAAACATTGCGATTGACGGCTCAGGCGATGCTATTGGTGCATTGTTCACACCAGCCGCCCTAGGTTTGGCTGTTAAGTGGGACATCAACATTGAGCCACAGCGTGACGCTTCATTGCGCGGCTGGGAATTGAACGCCACTGCATCTTACGGTGTTGGTGAGTTGAAAGATTCTTACGGTCAGAGCCTAACCTTTGATGCTGCCCTTTAGGAGATAGCATCATGGCCATGAGTTCTGATGCCGATTTAACGGCAATACAGCCAGATATTCTAACCCTTGGAATTGACTCATTCGTGAGTGAACACTCCAAGGCTAAGGCTGACATTGAGCGTAGGCTTCGGAATGAATGGTGGCTAAATAAAGGGCTTGGCGGTGAACCCGACATGACCCTTATCACTGAATCTCAATTCACAAAAGCAGCAGCCTATTTAGTGCTTTGGAAGTATGCCTTGCCACAGCTGGCAACGTGGGCAACCGAAGATCGCTTTTCGGCAATGATGACCTTTTATAAAGGATTATACGAAGACGAGATTCAGGACATATTTTTGGATGGCGTGGAATACGATGCAGATAATGACAGTGTTATTACAGCAACGGAAAAAGCGCCAGTCCAGCTAGGCAGAACCGAAAGGCTGGCTAGGTAGTGGAAATTACCACTAGCGTTAATATTGGCGGTGTGTTGAATGCCCTTAAAATGGCTAGAACAACCCCAGTACAGCAAGCAAGGGCTTTAAAAAAAGCAGCTCTAGGCCATGTACGGGATATAAAAACACGCACAGCCGATGGGGAAGGTTTGCGAGGGCCATTTAAAGGTTACTCGGAATCCTACTCAGAAATGCTGGTAGAGCGAAGGTTTGGCAAGAATAAACCAAAAGGCGGCAAAGACCCGTTGAAGGTTAATTTGTTTTATTCGGGTAGGATGCTGGCAAATTTAGGTGTTGTTAAGGTTACACCTAACTTTGCTTTAGTATCGTTTCGCAGCGTAATAGAGCGAAAGAAGGCCAAGGCTAATCAAAGGACACGCCCATTCATGGGCATAACCCGCGATGAACAAAAGATAATCGTTAAACGATTTAAGCGAGCACTATTTAAATGAGCATTCGAGAAAGCATAGCTGCAAACTTGGTTACAACGCTAACCAACATGACAGTGCCTATCACGCTCAAAAAGGTGACCCGCGACCCGTTCGATTATGAGCGTTTAAGCAACGCACAGTTCCCAGCAGCGTGGGTACAGTCAGGCGATGAAAGCCGCGAGGATATTTCATCTGGCGTGACCATTCGGCGACTTGGCACAATCACATATCGCATTGTCGGCTTTGTTAAAGGCTCAAGCCTAGACACAGCACGAAATGAGATGGTTGAAGCCATTGAGGAAGTATTGGACACAGACCGAACCCGTGGCGGCTTTGCCTTAGATACTCAAGTAGTATCGGTAGGTACAGACGAAGGAACGCTTGAACCAGTGGGCGGCATTACAATGGACGTAGTGGTTAAATATGTTTATAGCAAAGGTGTAAGCTAATGAAAATGTACAAAGGCAAAGAGTGCGTCGATGTTCACGCCTCACAGATTACCACAATGATTAACCGTGGTTGGGGCAAATCAGCACCAGCCGCAAAACCTAAGAAAGTAACCACCAAGGAGGCCGACAATGGCTAACCACAGCGGCTCAGAAGGCCTAGTAAAAATCGGCGCATCCACAGTTGGTGAATTGCGTTCTTATTCAATTTCAGAAACAGCAGGTACGATTGAGGACACAACCTTAACCGATACCGCCAAGACGTACAAAGCAGGCCAAACCACTTGGTCAGGTTCTTGTGATGCGTTTTGGGATGAAACCGATGCAGGCCAAACAGCTATCACGGCTGGCGCAAGCGTAACGCTTAACTTCTACCCAGAAGGCGACACAAGCGGCGATACTTATGCAAGCGGCTCAGCCCTTGTAACTGAAATCAGCACCAGCTCAAGTATTGATGGCATGGTCGAGGTTAGCTTTAGCTTCCAAGGATCAGGCGCATTAACATGGGCAACCGTGTAACATAGTTTCATTGGCTAGATGTAAGTCGAAAAGGCTCTCCCCGTGGCTCTGCCAGTGGATTCAAACGGGGAACAATTAACGGGGAATTATTATGAGTGCAATTTTAGAAGCAGCAAAAACGCAGTTCCGTGACCGCATGAGCGGCAAGCTACAAAGCTCGGAAGTGCCAGAATGGATTGTTGATGGGAACCCAACGGTTATCTATTACAAGCCTTCAATGAATTTTAAAGATCAGGGTGAAGTGTTAAAACTCCATGCTGATAATAAGCAAGCCGAAGCCGTGGCCATGACCTTTATTTTAAGGGCAATGGACGAAGACGGAACCAAGCTATTTAAGCGAGCCAATTTAACTGAGATGATGCGAAGCATGGACCCAGAAATTATTAGCCGCATTGTGTCTGAAATGGGCGGTGATGACCCCGACATGGATGACGCAACAAAAAACTAAAACAAGATCATGATTTACGCTTCGCTATGCAATTGGCGGAGCATCTTCATAAGACACTTGAAGAAATTATGGTCTTAACCACAGACGAAATCATCTTGTGGGCCGCTTACTTGGAGTTGAAGAATAATGGCAAATGAAAACGTAAACATAGTCATTAAAGCGGTCGACAAGACCAAGAAATCATTTAGGGCGGTTACTGTTGGCTTGAATGCCATTAAGAAAGCCGCCTTTTCTATGAAATCTGCATTAATCGCAGTCGGTATAGCTGGCTTCGGTTTCCTCGTTAAGAAATCTCTTAATGCCACAGACGCTCTAGGCAAGATGGCCGACAAGATCGGCATAGGAACAGCCGAATTAGGCGGCCTAAGACACGCAGCAGAATTAACAGGCATTGCCACTAATACCTTAGACATGGGCTTACAGCGCATGGTTAGGCGTATCTCCGAGGCAGCAGCAGGGACGGGCGAAGCTAAAGGCGCATTGATTGAGCTAGGTTTAAGTGCCGAAGCATTAAACAAGCTATCACCAGATCAACAATTCAAAGCCATTGCCGATGCAATGGAGGGCGTTACTGAACAGGGCGAAAAGGTTCGCCTAGCCATGAAGCTATTTGACAGTGAAGGCGTGGCGCTGGTTAACACACTCAAAGGTGGTAGTGCTGCCATTAGTGAAATGGAACAAGAAGCCGAGCGTTTAGGTTTACGCCTTAGTCGCGGGTTAGTTGCGGGTGTTGAAAAAGCAAATGATGCAATGGGCACTCTAGGCTCTTATGTTGCAAATGTATTCCACCGCACAGTCGCCGAGTTAGCACCAGCCATTGAGGCAGTGACAATTAAGATCCGAGAATGGATGGAAGCATCAATTCAAGCAGCAGGTGGCCCTAAAGAATTTGCTAGGGGCATTGCAAGCGCATTTCTTGAAGCATCGAAGGGTGTTGTTACAGCAATTGGCGCTATGATAAACGGCCTTATTGTAGGGATTAACGGAATAGGCAGGGCAGTACAGGCAGTTTTAAACTTAATTCCTTCTGTTCTTCCAGACCTTGAGTTCCTAAACAATAAAATCATTGCCACTGCAAATCGAATAACCAAAATGGAAGATGCAAGCGTAAATACTGCACAAAGAAAGCAGAAAATTAATGCCGCATCTTTAGCAGCCGCCAAGTTAGAGTTAGCAAACTTAAAAGAACAGGTTGAGCTAGGCGAATACACACAAACATTCAAACCCATTAAGCTGATTGAAACCGAGAGTGCTCTAAAAACACTAACAGAACTTCAAACAAAACTATCAGAAGCAGGAACTGTGTTGGGCGACACAACTACGACAGGTGTTAGCATGGGCGGCGTTGCATCTATAGATTTAATAGCACAAGCAGCAGAAAAGCGTATTGATTTGCAAAATCAGGGTAATTCTAGGTATGAAAGCGCCCAAGCAGAACACTATAGAAATCTAATTGATCAGACGCATTTGTACTTGCAAAAACAAAGCGCCATGCAAAAGGCGTCCAAAGTTAAAGACTTTGGCGATTTGAAAAAAGAAGGTAAGGACACACTTTCAACACTTAGCGGCCACTACAAAGAAGCGTTTGCACTAAACAAAGCATTTGCCATTAAAGACGCCATTGTAAATACATTTACAGCGGTTTCTAAGGCGTTAGCCTCTGCACCATTTCCAATAAATCTAGGTCTTGGTGCCTTAGCACTAGCCAACGGTATGGCGCAAGTTCAGTCTATTCGTGCAACCAGTTTCCGAGAAAAAGGCGGCCCAGTATCGGCAGGTAGCCCATACATTGTTGGCGAGCGTGGCCCTGAATTAATAGTGCCTAGCCAAGCGGCTAACGTGATACCAAACGACCAACTAGGCGGCAACAACGTCACCATTAACGTGACCACAAACGATGCTAATGGCTTTGATGACCTATTAACCCGTAGCCGTGGTACACTATTGGGACTGATGAACCAAGCGTTGAATGAGAACGGAAGGCCCGCACTTGTATGAGTTACCCAACAACCCCAGCGTTTAACGCCATTAACCTAAAGTCTAACGACCCAACATTAATGAGCACGGCCGTTAATGGCCGCATGCAAAGCCGCAAGATTGGCGGGCAGAAGTGGTCGTTTACCGCGTCCTACGCCACCATGACCCGTAGCGAATTTAACCCTGTATTTGCGTTTGTAACAGGCCAACGCGGTATGCACGGCGTGTTTACAGTGGTTCCCACCGGCATTGCTACCACCAGCGGCTCAGGAACGGGCACAGTGACGACTTCGGCAGCAAGTAAGGGCGTTACTTCGGTTTCAGTAACGGGCCTCACAGGAGATTTAAAGGCGGGTGACGTTGTTAAGTTTTCAGGCCATGATAAAGTCTATATGCTCACGGCTGATCGCTCAGGCGATGGCGCGCTAACAATTACGCCACCATTAATTGAGGCGGTGGGTACTGAGCAAGTTATTTATTCTGATGTGCCTTTTACAGTGCGCCTAGCAAACGATGTTCAGGGCTATAAAGTCAGCTCAGGTATGTTCTACAAATACGAGGTTGATTTTGTCGAGGCGCTATTATGAGCCGTGGCATACATACAGACGTTATTGCTGAATTAGCTAAGGGTTCGTTTAATACGGCGTTCCTCGTTAAAATTGATTTTGCTACCCCTGTATATTTGACAGATTATGCACACGACATTTTGTACAGCTCAATCAGCTATGACTCAGGCGGTCAATTATTAAATATCACTCCTATCAATGAAACGTCCAGCATCACTGTTGGTAGTATTAGCATCAATTTATCAAGTGTTCACCAAGCAACTATCGCCACGCTGTTAAGTGAAAATTATATTGACAAGCAAGTTGTTGTTAGCCGTGTCGTATTGACTAATGCGGGCGTGATTATTGGCGACCCTATTGTTGTTTATAGTGGCCGAATTTCTCACTTTTCAATCAAAGACTCAGATAAATCCAGCAAAGTGAATTTGGTAGTAACGAGTCATTGGGCTGATTTTGATCTAAAAGCTGGTCGTAAAACAAACGACAGTAGCCAGCAAATGTTCTTTTCAGGCGATAAAGGCATGGAATTTAGTGGGTTAATGACAGAAGACATTAAGTGGGGAAGGGTATGAGTTGGCTTGGTGATCTTTTTGGCGGTATTGTTAGTGAGGTAATAAGCTGGTTTATTGATATTCCCGAAGCTGACCAAGGCGAATCTGGAACATTATTAAACAAACAGTCCAATAATGCTCAAATACCCGTTATATATGGCCAGCGACAAGTAGGTGGAACGCGTGTGTTTGTGGCAACAGGTAGTACAAAAAACAAATATCTGTATATTGTTTTGGTATTGTGCGAAGGTGAATCAGAAGAAATAGGCGACATTTATATTGATGATGTAATAAGCACCGATTCTCGTTACTCAAGTGTAGTGACGATTAATAAGCATTTAGGTTCAGACAGCCAGACCGCCGACACCATGTTAACTGGCGCAGGAATTAATTGGACTTCTGACCATAAATTGCTAGGTTTGACTTATATCGCGTGTAGATTCACATGGGACGCAAACATATTTGGATCTGTTCCTGATATACGCTGCACGGTTAAAGGTCGCAAAGTGTACGACCCAAGAACATCAACAACGGTATATAGTACAAACCCAGCGCTGTGCTGGCGTGATCATTTAACTAACAGTCGGTTTGGCAAGGGTTTATCTACCAACTTTATAGATGACGCTACCGTCATAACTGCTGCAAATAAGTGTGATTCTATGGTAACGCCGTACACAGGTGCTAGCCAAATAAAACTATTTGAATGTAATACAGTAATTGATACATCACGCTCTGTTATGGATAATTGCAAAGTGCTTTTATCAGGTATGCGCGGACTAATGCCTTATAGTGAAGGCAAATACGGGCTTCTAATTGAAGATCAAAAGATAGGGTCTACTGTATTCGACTTTACTGAGGATCATATTATTGGTGGTATTAGTATTGAGAGCGAACGCAAGAAGGGAAAATACAACCGAGTTATCGCTACATTCACCAACCCAACCAAAAACTGGCAAGAAGACAGTATCGAATGGCCAAAAACAGGCTCAACCGACCATGATGACTATTTAGCAGAAGATAACAGTGCTGAATTAGTTGGTCGAGTTAATTTGCCAACCATAACGAACCCCTATACCGCAGAAGACATTGCAGAATTGATAGTAAAGCGCAGTCGTGACGCGCTTAAAGTAAAAATATCAGTGACCAGCGAAGGTTTAAAATGCGCTATTGGCGACATCATTTCAATAACCCACTCAACACCTGATTGGTCCACTAAAGAATTTAGGGTAATGAGCTTGGTGCTAAACTACGATTGCACAGTTAGCCTTGATTGTATAGAACACCAAGATAATATCTACCCTTGGGGAACTAAAACGCAAGAACCATCCTCGCCTAATACTAATCTTCCTGTACATCATTTAAACAGTATTACTCGAATGTTTTCGCAGACAAATGATACAAGTGCGCTGCCAACGGTTGATTATTTTGATTTTGCCCAAGGTTCACAATATAAGTTTTACTTTTGGAAAATATTTACTACACCCGACTCATTCCCTTTATCAAATGCTAAAGCTCAGTTTAATATGAGCGGAACTATTGATTTTAATAGCGATGGAACATCAACAGCACACTGGAGTAACTGGTATGCGGGTTGGGTATATGCGGATGAGAATGGAATCCCAATATCAATAAATACAAGCAAAGTTCCCGCATGGGTGGAGGGCGGTGTTAGAACAATGTCATTACGATATTTAGGGGGGCCAGTTTACGTGCCGCTTGATGACGTTTTATTTGACCTATCCTTTCAAAAAGAATTTGCTCAGGGCTTTTCACTTCCCGCAAACACGTACTATAAAATGAGTGATGCAAGTTTAATAACTACAGAAATAAACAATTTTAAAATAGTGTTTGGTGTTTATCATTATGACAATAACGCCTTTAAATCTAATTTATATGATTGGGAAGCTGTAAATACCACAGTCACGGTGTTTTCACGATGAACTTTATACGATGCAAGCAGCCCGATTCAGACTTCCAGCCCGTGTTGGATTATGTAAAAAACGAGGGTATAATTGTTGCTGATTCGGCCATTATAGAAAATATTCCCATTGGCAGTAAATGTCGTATTAGTGGTCACGGCTATAAAGAGTATTTATCAATTGATGACGGTTTGCTTGAAGTGACATTTGAATATGCGGGGCATTACGAAATTTTAATTACTGGCCCTGATTATAAGGAGCGTATTTATTGTGAAGCGGCACCATTCAACCCCGTATGAATTTAGACGCAAAAACGCCTATCCGAACATAGAAGATCAACTGGATGCTCTATGGAAAGGGGGTGTAGATTTAGAAGCAATGAAAACGAAAGTATTAGCAGTTAAAGCGAAGCATTTGAAAGAGGTATAGCATGAGCGAATTATCAAACCACCTTGAGAATAAATTTCTCGACATCACGCTAAAGGGGGCCGCGGCGTACAACGTCACCACGCCCTATTTGGCGTTATTCACAACCGACCCCACAGACGCGGGAAGTGGCACAGAGTGTTCGTGGTCGGGCTATGCTCGGCAAACCATGACATTTGGCACAGTGTCGGGCGGCTCAGTATCTTCTAGCGGCACGATCACATTCCCATCCGTGGCGGGTAGTAATGTAACGATTACCCATATCGGCATTTTTGATGCGTCAAGCGGTGGTAATTTACTCTACCACACGATATTGGATGCGAGTAAAACGCTATCGGCTGATGATGTTATGTCAGTCGCAGATGGCGGCGTTACGGTAACACTTAGCTAATGAATTTCTCGGCGCTTAACAGTTACGCACTAGGTGGCTATCCCACCCTATCGCAAAACCTTGAAGGTTCGGCGGCAGTTAACGGTGCGTGTACGGTTACGGCGCAGGGAAGCATTACCGCGTATTTATCGGCCTCAGTTGATGTTTATGGCGCTACAGTAAGCGCAGGACAGCGCAGAGTTTACGCTACGGCTGCGGTTAATGGTGCGGTTAATGTAAGTGGATCAGGCTATAAAGCCAAGGCGCTCACAGCTAGCGTTAATGGTGCGGCAACCGTCACAGCCATTGCCGAGGGCACTATATTGCTCACGGCCACGGCAAGCGGAAACGCCACGGCAAACGCTACAGCGCAGCGCGTCACAGTGGCCACAGGCTCCATATTAGGCAGTTCGGCAACACAAGGGCAAGGCATTAGAGTTGTTGGCCTTGAAGGGCAAATCTCAGGCTCTAGTAGCGTGTCAGGTGACTTGCTTCGCACAGCATTAACCAGCGCATCCATTGCCGCCACAGCCAGCACAACCGCTACAGGTTACAAGGTCGCGCCGATCAATGGCACCGTGTCAGGATTGGGTGTAACGACTACGGCATTTGTGCTTGTTAACGACCACATAGCCGCGCCAGCGCACCGCAAGATTAGACCGCTAGCAGACGACCGAACAATGGCGGCGAGTGGTTTGCGCACCATTAGAGCCAGCACCCAAAACCGCACGATTACGGCATCTACTAGCAATAGAATCATGCGCGTAACCGAGGACAGAACCATGCAAATCGAATTAAAAAGGGCCGCCTAATGGATAGATTCACGAAACAACCCGCCGATGTTTTAGATTACGGCGTTGATTTAACCAAGTGGCTTGTGACAGGCGACACAGTGAGTAGCTCAACGGCCACAGTATCACCTAGCGGCCTTACTATTTCAGTGACCAACGGCACGACCAGCGAGCCAAAGGTATGGGCAAGCGGCGGCGCAAATGGCACAGAATATCAAATCACTTTAACGGTAGTCACGACAGGTGGCAGGACTAAAGAGTTTGAATTTAAGCTAGTGGTGGTGGAACAATGAGTTTCGTTAATAACGTAAAAATCACGCTTAACGCTGCGATCACAAGCAGCGCAACCAGTGTGCAAGTGGTGAAAGCCGTAGCGCCATTTAACGACCCACCAGCAAGTGGCAAATTAACGCTCATGGATAGTCTATCTGGCCCCACTAAGATCGAGATTATCGCCTACACAGGGCGTACTGATAATTCAACGTATTGGACGTTAACGGGTGTAAGTCGTGGCCAAGAATCCACTACAGCCTCGGCATTTTCTTCGGGTGATGCGGCGGTGCAAACGTGGACGGCTGGTCAGGCAACTGCCACTTTAGATGGGCTTGTTGTTGTAGGAACCACATTGCCTAATCCAGCTTCATCTGCTGGCTCCCTATTTTATACTACAGGCGATAATAAGTTTTATATTAGCGATGGTACTTCTTGGTTTTTAGTTGCTAACCAAGGCCCAACGCCTACAGGTGGGACGGTAGTTATTCCTAGTGTAGTTGAGTTAAGTGGTTCTTATTCCTATAATTTAGGTGTTGATTTTACGGATGATGTTCACACAGATGCTCAATTAACGTACACCTTAGAATCAGGGGTGCTTCCCTCTGGTTGTGTTCTACCCACTTCGGGTAATACCGCCTTTACGGGTACAATACCCGCAGTTTCCAGTAACACACTTTTTAGCTTCCAAATTAAAGCAACTGATAGTGCTGGTGGGGAAAGTATACAAAATTACCAACAGTTAGTTAGTAATGCAGTTCCAATAGCAACAGGAGGTACAGTTACTATTACGGATGTAGTCGCAACTTCGGCTGTATCTTATGATGTAGGTGTTAACTTTACCTTTGCTGCTGGTTCAGCTTTTTCAGCATTTAGTTTACAAAGTGGCACATTACCCGCTGGCACAACACTAAACACATCAACAGGTGTTATTAGTGGAACTGTAACCACCTCTGTGGCTACATACGCCTTTACTATTAGGGCTACAGATACTGACGGAGATGTGGTTGACCAGTCGTATAGTTGGTCTGTAATTGCGACATCATCTTTAACCGCAACAGGCGGCACAATAACAACTTCTGGATTATATACAATACATACATTTACCTCTAGTGGAACATTTATTCCGTCTAATACTGGGGCTGTTGATATACTTATTATTGGTGGTGGTGGCGGTGGCGGCAATGCACTAGGTGGTGGCGGCGGTGCTGGTGGTGTTTATTACGCAACGGGCTTCACTGTAAGTGCTTTAAGTTATGCTATTACTATTGGGGCTGGTGGTGTTGGGCTTAGTTCTGGTGCGGGTGGAAGCGGGGCAAATACCACAGCATTCAGTGTTAACGCATTAGGTGGTGGCGGTGGTGGAGCTTATCCGAGTGCACTACCAACTACAGGTGCGAACGGCGGCGGCGCTATAGGGTCAGGAGGTGAGTCAGGTGCGGGAGGCACTGCTTTAACGGCGTATTCAGGTTTTACGAGTCATGGTGGATTCTCTGGTGGTGTTGGTGTTAGTCATGGTGGTGGTGGCGGTGGTGGTGCTGGTGGTGCTGGTGATGGCGCAGTTTCTACCGCTGCTGGCGATGGTGGTGTTGGACACGCTAATAGTATTAATGGAAGCTCCCTCTATTGGGCTGGTGGAGGTGGTGGGTCATCCCACAACGCAGGAGATGGTGGCAGTGGTGGTATAGGTGGAGGTGGTGGTGGTGGTACAGAGGCGGGTGGTAGTGCTGGTGGCGCTGGTGGTGGAAGTGCTTATTATACAGGCGGTACTGGTATGGCTGGGGCCTCAACAACTGGTGGTGCTGGTGGTGCTCATACTGGGTCAGGTGGTGGCTCTGGTACGCATAGTTCTGGTGTAGGCGGTAATGGGGCATCAGGTATAGTGATAGTGAGGTATTTAACATGAGCCATTTTGCCAAACTGGATAGTAATAATGTTATCACCGAAGTAATTGTATCAGAAAAGGATTTTATAAACTCAGGGTTAGTTGGTGATGAGTTCGTGTGGGTGCAGACTTCTTATAATAATAACTTTAGAGGAAGGTACGCTGGTGTTGGATATACGTGGAATAAGGTAAATGAGGTATTCATTTCACCTCAACCATACCCCTCATGGTCGTTAGATTCCAACTACACTTGGCAAGCCCCTGTTAATCCACCTCCAGTTACTGAGGGTATGTTGATACATTGGGACGAAGACACACTATCGTGGTTAGAAACTACAACAACACTTTAAGCAATCAACGGTAACGGGGGCGACATGGATGTAAAAAGTGTTTGTATAGTAGGAGGTGGTTCTGCTGGTTGGATGACAGCAGCTACCTTATGTAAGTTCACACCTAATATAAAGGTAACGCTAATTGAGAGTTCTGAGGTGGGTGTAATTGGAGTTGGTGAGTCTACACTAGGTCACTTCAATAATTTCCTAAGAGCTATGGAAATTAAAGATGAAGATTGGATGGCTGAGTGTAATGCCACCTATAAAACCTCTATTAAATTTACTGATTGGAATAAGGCTGGTGAGGCTTTCCATTATCCTTTTGGGGCATTAGATTTCTCTGAATCCAGAGGTACTTCTGATTGGTTCAACTGGGCAGTAAGAGATTCAGAGAACACCAAAGCAAGTGACTTTGCAGAGTTCTTTCATCCCAGTGTATCTATGATTAATCAGAACAAACTCACAAAGAATACCTATGGGGAAGTGCCTGGATTTGATTTCAGTAATGATACTGCATATCACATGGATGCCTCCTTATTTGGAAAGTTCTTAAAAAAGACTTTCTGTGACAACGTGACACATATACAAGATCATATTAGTAATATACCTCTGGATTCTGATGGGGCTGTAGATTCTTTAGTAGGCAAGAGTTCTACTTATAAAGCAGACTTATACATAGACTGTACAGGTTTCGCATCTATCCTATTAGATAAGACGCTACACGTACCCTTTAATAACTTTAACGATGTATTGTTAAATGATAGGGCTTGTGCTGCACAGATACCTTATGTGGATAAGAATACAGAAATGGAGAGTTTCACAAACTGCACAGCTATTGAAAATGGTTGGGTCTGGAATATCCCACTATACACTCGTATTGGTACTGGATATGTTTACTCTAGCAAGTACGCCACGGAAGAAGAAGCAGAAGATCAATTTAGAGCGCATCTGGCTAAGACAGACCTTAAGAGGGCCAAAGAAGCAGAAGTATCCCACCTAAAGATTAGGCATGGTATCCATGAGAAGTCTTGGGTTAAGAACGTAGTAGGTATTGGACTTGCCAGTGGCTTCATTGAGCCATTGGAATCTACAGGGTTAATGCTTACCCATGAGAATATCCTCTTTCTAGTACGAGCTTTAACAAGACGTAATGGTCAAATCAATAAAATTGACATAGATTGTTTTAATGATTCTGTTAACACAACTATGGAAGGATTCAGACAATTCATTAGTCAGCATTATGCTTTTGCAGGCAGAAATGACACACCATACTGGAAAGATGTTACTAATAAAGTTACTTATAGTCAGGAGTTCCAAGACTTCTCTCTACCAAACAACCCTACGTTTGACTCCCTTAAAGCAGCATCTTATAACTTAAACATTAATAATGGCTTGGATGAAAGCTCTGGCCTGATTTACATATTAGCTGGGCAAGGGTACAACCCTGTCACCGCTATTGATGCAAAGATGAATGATACAAAGTTTGGTGCGTTTGATTGTACCCCTATCAAAGATACTTTTGCAGAAAGAAAGAAGGATGTGCAGGAGTTTATAGACCTTATGCCTACTCATTATGAGTTTCTGACTTATGAGTTCTATTTAAATAAAGAAGTCCAGACAGGAGAAATACATAATGGTTAGCAGTCAAGTGAATCTAAGTGGTTTTAATGTAGGTGAAAATAACACCTCCACAGGTAAACGCCTAAGTGGGGAAGCTAGGAAGATTGTTCTAGGTATTAATGCAGCGGAACAGAGAGAACGTAAGGTAATACTTAAAACATTGAGTGGTTAAAATATGATTCTCGAATCGCTTATGGTGGCGAACGCTTCGTTCAAGGTGATTAAGCAAGCCTTAATTAACGGAAAGGACATCCTAGACGCTGGAGAGGCCGTCGGAAATTACTTCAAAGCTGAGAATGCTATAGCCAAAGAGGTCGAAGCTAAGGGCAAATCTTCAGCGTTAGAAGCGTATCAAGCGCAGCAACAGCTTCGCAAACAAGAAGACGAGCTAAAGCAAATGCTCAACAAGCAAGGGTTGATGGGCTATCACAATTTTCTAGAGTTCAAAGCGCAGTTTGCTAGAGATCAGAAAGAAGCAGTGAAGGCTCAAGCTAGAAAGCGGTACGCTCGAAACCAAGCGATTGAAGAAAATATTACCCTCGCACTCAAGGTTATGAGTGGATTATTAATAGCAATGGCGGCGCTTTTTGGCGTGGCCCTTTATTTGAGATGACGATTATGGATAACCGACCACTGACGGACGCAGAGAAAAATGAAATCGCAGAGCTAGCCGCAGATAAAGCCTATGCTCGATTTTACTCAGCAGTCGGGGAGAGCATTGTGAAGAAAGCCTTGTGGGTACTTGGTGCTGGAGCGATGACCGCATGGTATTTGTTATCCCATGGTGAGGTGCCTAAATGAGTTTCAAATTCGGAGCTAGCAGTTTAAACAACCGAGCAGGCGTAGACCCTCGACTCATTGAGATTTCAGATCGTGCTATTGCGTTATCCCCTATTGATTTCGGCGTGCCTCACCTTGGTGGCTTGCGGTCAGCTACAGATCAAGCCCAACTGTTCACGGCAGGCAAGTCTAAATGCGATGGCAGGGTTAACTTATCCTACCACCAAACAGGCAGGGCGTTGGACGTGTACGCTTACGTTGACGGCAAAGCCAGTTGGAGCGTGGAGCACCTAGCCATTATTACAGTTGCCTTTATGCAAGCCGCTAATGAGCTAGGCTACAAATTAGAGTCTGGTGGGCTATGGAATAGCTTTACTGATTGGCCGCACGTTCAACTTTCGGAGTAGATTAATATGGGCATTCTAAGCACAATATTCGGCAGCGGTGATGTGATCGGCAAGGGCATGGATCTAATTGACTCGTTCCACACCAGTGACACAGAAATGATCGAAGCTAAGACTAAGGCTAAGACTGACCTAATGGCCGCCTACGCGCCGTTTAAGATAGCCCAGCGCTACTTAGCCTTTATGTTCGGCGTTACTTACATAGCCACCTACGTGCTTGTCATGGCCATGGTGTTCATGGATAAAGATGTTACCGCCGTCAAAGGTGTATTGTCAGAGTTCCAGATCGACTGGATTATGCTCACAATAGTCATGTTTTACTTTGGTGGCGGCTTGGCTGATGGGATAATGAACAAGAAGTCTAAATAGCTTCCAGCTTCGCTTTTAGCTCCAGCCATTTACCTTGGTAGAAGTCGGCAAACTTATGTTTGTTGTTTACTGCGTCCTCGTAGATCGCCATCTCAGTACGAATAGCCTCGACCTTTTTGGCCTTGGCTAGCTTTGCTTTTAAATCCATTCGATTAAACCCCATAAAATAATTGTGATTAGCCCGATAACAGATTCTATCGGGAATTGGTCTTCCATTACTGCCGCCTAAAAGTGGCGTATTATACGCTTATATCTTATCTAAATACGCATTAATTATCACTCGACGCCTTGCTCGTATAACAGCGACTAGCCCTTGTTTTTGCACAGCTCCACGGCACATATCCGCACTACGGCCTAACGCCTTGCCGCATTGAGCAAGTGAAGCGCCAAGTAAACGAAGCTCGATTAATGTCTCAATCTCCTCCTGATCCCATGGTGTCCTCTTGCTACGGCGCTTGACTACTGGCGCCTTTAAGCTGGCTGGCAGGGTAGGTTTAAATACTAAACTCATAATAATCCCTCTTCATGTTCAGGTAACTCCTCACCTTCAGCATCATCTGGCTTCCAGCCTTCACAGTCACAGACATACCTGCCTGAGCTATGACTAGATGATCTATCGAAGCCGTGAGGCGCGTCTGGGTGGTCTGAGCATACTGGGTCGCCAAAGCTGCGCACTGGCCCTTCAAACGTAGGCGCAGCGTCATAATCATCTTCCTGAATCACATACCCCATACCTCTGAGGAAGTTCTCGAAGCGCAGCATCATCGCAAAGAGACTCATGTTCGTACCATCAAACGTCATTTGTAGATAGTGACCATCGGCTGATCTTGAGCTAAATTTGATTATGTCCTGTGGTTCTTTATTCATCATTCACCTCCTGCTCCCACAGGTAACAATACCCATCAGCTACTTGCTGATAGAAGTTTGCTAGTTCTTGTGCTGTGAATGTGTTCATTTCTCTAGCTCCTTCCTGCAATCTACAAACTCAACATCTGTGCTAGGCGATAAGCCCAGCTTAGTGCGGTCTTTTAGCTTAACTTTCTTGCCGAAAATCTTGTCGTAATTGTCCGCGAACTGTTGGTTCATCGGCTTGCTTACTGGTTTGTCTTTTGCGCTCATTTTGGCAGTCTCCCTGTAAATGACGAATCTTTTTTTATAACATACTCACCGCGCTGCATGATGATTATGACCTTTTCTAAGTGTGGGCAGTGTATCGCAACATGGCGCGGCGTGGTTGATGCATATACGTGACAATTATTTACTATATTGTCACCATATTCACTAGAAACTTGTATTGCTCCTATGGCAACAAATTTATCTCTACTGTATTTAAGTTTAGCCAGCGCTGCGGAATAACGATAATTCCAAACCGTATTTTCTGGGATTTTATTAGAATACATTTGGCTAGGTGTTAGCGATTTGCCAATTGCAGAGGCTCCAGCTAACCTATAGCCACCTTCATTTGTTGTTGCATTTGCAGTAGTCATTCTGTTAACTCCTCAATTGTTACCCCTAACTCTTTAGCAAGGGCCAAATCTTCCGCGTGGCGGCGTTTCTCGGTGAAGGCTAGGTTATCACCTTGCTTCTTTGATTCCACCTTGGAAACGCCTCTAGCCTCCCTCCGCAGCTTTGTGCGCAGGGCTTTATTAATGCTTACTGTAATGCTGTCTTGGTAGCTCAATGCACCTCCTCCGCGTGATAAAAATCAGCGGCTTCGTTAACTAATTCAACAAAGCGGCTTGCTACTCGCTCAGGGTTTAAAACATTGTTTGGGTCTTCATCTAATACGCTTCGCACTAGCTCAGTAAATTCATTAATGAATTGAGGGCCAACCAGCTCGTTAGAAATGCTTTCTGCGGTGTGGGTGGTACTACCATCCTCAACCATCCCATCATCTGCTAGCAGCTCTTTAAAGCGGTCTAAGGCTATTTGATAATCGTAGTCATTCATAAGTTACCCCAGTAATACGTCAATTGAAAAGATGATACAGCCTGCACCGATTAAAGCACCAAGCACTGATACAACAAAGGTTGCTATTTTGTCATTGCGGATTTGAGCTTTCACTTCTTTAGTTTCTTGTAAATATCTGTAGTCGGTCATGGTGTTGCTCCTAAAAGTTTTGAATAAGTAAGCCAGTTTCAAAATCAATCACAATGGTCATGGCTGTTAATTCTTCCAAATCTTCAATTTCTAATTCTTTATTATTTGATTGAACATCTTCAATATCTCCATATTCCGAGAAATCACAGCAAATAGCGATAACATCTAAATGAAAAGATGTACCTTGTTCATCGTTTATTTCTTCTAGGTAATCGTACAAGGCAGTCAGTGCTTGGTATGAAAATTGGTCTGGTCGGATATCGTTAAATTCTTGAATGAATTCGCTAACGGTTAAATCTTTGTAAATCATGTGATACTCCGTGGGGCCGAAGCCCCTATTGGTTGGTTAGGCTGCTACTGCGTGGAAGTGCTTGTTGGCGCATCGGTTGTTTGTGTCTATGATGTAATCTCTAACCTCAATTGCAGCACCGATTGTTGGGCGGTTAGTCAAAATCCTCTCACCTGAACGAATGTCGAATTGAGTAGGGGATACTTCAATGATTTCGATTACTTGAGTATTCATAATTAATTACCTTTTTGTTTATTTATTTAACTTATGATAATTATATACCTTTTAAGGTTTCTTTGTAAACACTTTCAGCAACTATTTTAGCATTATTGAAACCAGCACAAATAAACGTCTTATGCCCTACGCTTTCAAGATAGGCTAGCCACTCCTTTTGCTTGTCGCTTGTACGACCGCCTTTTGAGCGTTTCATTTCTACCCAAGTATTCCAAGCAGGGATAAATAAATCGGGTACGCCAGCACTAACGCCCTCGGCCTTTAATCTTGCGCCAGCACTCTTTGATCTGCTTTCGCCATTTGGTATGGCGAAAATTCGCACATCTTTATAGGTGCGCCTAAACCATTGAATGAACAAAACCTGTTCTTGGTGCTCGGTGGGCACTTTTAAAACGGGATTATCGGTATCCATAATTCGCACTGGTTTGTTGTTTGGGCGAAATCTTCTGGCGGCGTGATTAGGTATTCTCGGCATATTCCTTCCTCGGTGTAGCTGTCGCAAGTGTGGCAGCATTCAGGCTCTTTAATCTCTTTTATGGCGCTAACTTGATTATAATATTCACTCACTATTAGCGGTGTTTTATGGCGCATAATTCCTCCTAATGATGTTAAAAAACTTTCCATTCTTTTCGTATTCGATAACTGCTGGCGGTGGGGATTCATTGAATATGTCGGCCGCATCTTCTAAATCGGCGGCTTCCACTAGATCACTATGGCAACCTGAACCATGAGCAATAGTGTTTACTACGCCAAGTGCCCTTTGCCCTGCGTAGCCGCCGTGGGTGATGCAATGGTATTCGGTTATCGGCTTGTCGCTCAATGCGGGGCCGTAATAAGTCGTTCTAAGCATAACATTACCTGCTCGGCTGGTGTATTCGTCCCACTGCCAACTTTTAACGGCCATTTTTAATAGGCTATCGCTGCCCATGATGCAATCGTTATGCAGTTCAAGCGCCACTTTATCATCGGCTTTAGGAAATTCATGGCCGCATTCTGGGCAAATCATTACCGATATATGCACAATCTCGTCACAGTTATCGCATATTTTTATTGGCGCTTCGCCGTCACCAGCTCCGCCAGCCTTTTGGGGCGGCTCTACGCGCGTTATAGGCCCGTGGATGGATATATTGCCAGCAAAGTCTAGCACCAAACAATGGTCTGTATGGCTCTTAGGACGCAATCCTCGTCCTGCCATTTGCACATATAAAGCTGGTGATAGCGTGGGGCGTAGCATGGCTATTAGGTCAATATCAGGATAATCAAAACCTGTGGTTAAAACATTAGCATTAGTTAGTGCCTTAATTTCGCCTGCTTTAAATTTAGCTATAATTTCGGCTCTGTCTTTTAATGATGTTTTGCCCGTCACCGTTTCGGCTGTTATACCTTCATCACGTAACGCCTGTGCTATATGTTCAGCATGGTCTACGCCAGCACAAAAGAATAGCCAGCTTTTGCGGTTGCCTGCCCTGTTGATAACTTCGTGTATAACTTTGCTATTGGTGTCGTAGTTATCCACAGCCGCTTGCAATTCGCTTTCGATATACTCACCGCCTCGCTTATGAACACCACTGGTGTCCAGCTCGGTAGTCGTGCTTTTGCTGCGAAGCGTGGCAAGGTGGCCTTTATAAATCAATTCCTCAATCGTTACCGGCTCCAGCCGATCATCAAACAGTGCCTCCCCGTCATCTATATAGCCATGCCCTAGGCGGTAGGGTGTGGCAGTTAGCCCCACCACTCGCAAGGCTGGATTAATCTCTAGTAACTGGCCTATTAGTTCACGGTAGCCACCTTCGGCTTTATGGCTAATAAGATGACATTCATCCACAATAATTAGATCAATGTGACCTATGTCATTGGCCCGTTTTCGTATGGATTGAATACCGGCAAAAGTAATCGGCTCGCTTAGGTTCTTTTGGCGCAGCCCCGCGCTATAAATACCCATTGGCGCACCCTTCCAACATTGACGCATTTTTTGGGCGTTTTGCTCTATTAGTTCTTTAACATGCGTTAACATTAGAACCCGCGTTTCAGGCCATTGCGTTAGCGCATCTTTGCATAGCTCGGCTACAATATGGCTCTTGCCACTGCCAGTAGGCAGCACCAAACATGGGTTGCCTTTGTTATTACCGAACCATTCGTAAAGCTGATCTATGGCGCGCTGTTGATAGTCTCTAAGCATAAGCCCTGCTCCTGTAATTCAAAATCGACATAACCGTGTTGTAATTCACCTCAAATTTACGGGCAATTTCAGCACCCGACACACCCGCTTCTTTTAACTGGCGCATTAACTCAACGTCTTCATTACTCACTTTGGCGCGGTGATGTGCTTCGCCGTATTTTTGTTTACTCACCCTACAAACCTCCCACTAAATGCTTTGCGTAATTCGGGCGCTAAATTTTCGGCGCAGGCTTCTGGGTTAGCTACCACCTCTTTGCCACTAAAACCGCCCTCACCGCAAAGCACTTCTTTGCCGCCAATAATGTAGATGGTATCCCACTCACTGCCTGCTTCTTTGCGCTCGTATGGCACTAGGTCAGGATGAACAACATGACTATCACAGCCTTGGCGCTGGTACTCTAATGGGATATTGTCGGCATTGTGTCGTTCACATCGCCAGCTAGAATCTTCGCAAGCGGTAGCATGGGCACAGGTTCGGCAATTTCCTTGCTTCGTGGCTTCGCCTTTGTGGCACATATCGTAGGCAGGACACCATTTGCACTGATACCAGTCTTTAGCAGCACCAACACAAGGCTCAGGCATTCTATCACTCAAGGCAATGCGCCTACCTTTCGCCACCAGCTTTTCGGCGTAGGGTTTATCTAGTTTAATGCGCTCGGTATGCAGTCGGTCATCGTCCTTACATACCGCCAAATATAAAGCGCGGTCCAATTCCATACCTAGCATGTAAACCTGCATTTGGGCGTAATGTTGCGGCTTACTAGCCTTCACGCCTTTTTTAAGATCATCAAAACTCTTTTTGCTATGGGTTTTAAACTCGGCAATATGCTTTGTTTTTGGGGCTTCGGGTATTCCTGAATGAATCACACCGTCTACACTGCCGCTAACATGCGCCCCAAAATCTACGCGGAATTGCTGACCTTTATCCAGTGCACGAATATCAATGCCGACATTTCGCAAGTCTTTAATAATGGTATCTTCTTCCATGTGGCCCCGCCTAAATAGACGCAATATGCGGCCTTGGAATGGTTCAATACTGGCCCATCTAAATGATAGCCATAACCATCGCTCACAATGGTGGCCTAGTGTTGAGCAACCTAAATGCGGCCTTGGCGGTTCCTGTTGTTCTTCGTGATAGCTATCTATCATGGCTGATATATGCTGTAATGGTTCTGGGATCTTCATAGTTTCCCCTTCCTTTTTGTGTTGAGTGATTGACGGGCCTTTAAAGCCCGTCTTTTTTTTGGGCGTTATTTAGCCCAAGGTGGAGCGCCAGCAGATGGAGCCGATGCCGCCTGCATTGGTGCAGCCTTTGCCATTGGTGCAGCACCGCCTTTTAGTGCCTTAAACCCACTTACATCGTTTGATGCATCGTAACCGTTATTGGCTGGTGAAATTTTAACTTTGATTTCAAGCTGGCCGCCGATTAACTGGTCGGTATCTTCTAAGGATGACAAGCCAATAGCTCGCATAATATCGCCCATTTGCTGCAAGCCAATTTCTTGCGCTTTTGGGTTTGGGTTTCTAAAGTTTAAGTTACCAAAGATTACGCGGCCTTCATGCGTTGGCCCAGTGACGTTATACCGAATTGCAATATATTGGCCTGTGCCTGCTTTGGTATCCTTAACCTCGGCATTTCCAATGGTGCAGCTATACCATCCCGCTGGGATTGGTTCAAAGTTATTATCGCCTTGCGGCATTTCGTTTGTGTTGAATGATTGACCTAAGTTAGCCATGTTAAATTTCCTCTTTTTGAATTAAAAATGATGGGCGACCTTCCTTTGTGGTAATCGCCTCAAGTAATACTTCGGTAATGCTTTGGTCAGCAGCCTTCCAGCTCACCATGTTGATTGATGGCGTCCATCGGAATAGTTCACCAAGGTGGGCAGTTAACCCCGCCTCCGCTGCCAATTCTTGCAACTTGTCGCCGTCAACTTTGCGCACCATGCGCCCAGTTAGTTTCAAGTTATAACCTGAATCACTGATGCTTTTAACGCCTTCAAATGGGTCTGGCGCAAACTGCTCAAGTAATTGGTCCTCGATTAAGCGCCTCGCATCAACAGCTATTTTTTCCTCTGCCTTTGCTTTTAGCCAGTTGAAGTATAGGTTCATACGTCACCTCCAATCTTTTTAATAATTTCACCTAAATCTGGCGCTTCCCATGCGTCTAATTTTCCGCTTCGATCTTTGGCTAGCCATAGGCCGTCCGAATCACACATTAAGGCACGCTGGTTGCCGCCGTCTGCGTCCTTCTCAACCCGTAAAGCTAACACTTCGTCGAAGAAGTAAGGTAGCTTTTGAGCCGTCTTATTTCCTGGGAGGCTAGGAAAATAAAGCATTCTGCCCATTTCGTCTTGTTGCTTCTCCAACTTGGCGGTCATTAGTACATGGCGGTTTGGTAGGTCACGAAAAGCACGAATAATCTCGCTTAACTGAACGTCCATCTCGCCGTATGCTGCTCGCCCGTCCTTATTTACCTTCTTTTCGTGGGCTAAAACCACCTCGGCAATTTCGCTGATACTATCTAAAGTTACTGATTGAAAGTCTTTTGCTTCACTCGATTCAGTCAGCCAGCTATAGGCTTCGTGCATGTCGGCAATACTTTTGATCTCAATAAATGGTATATTGCTGTCACTAATTGACAACAAACCACCTTCGACACTTAATACCACTGGAGCTGGCAGCGTCTTTACTAGGCTTGTTTTGCCAGCGCCAGCAGCACCGTAAACCAAAACCTTTAAACCATGAGCGTGTAGTTCGCCCGTATTTTTTAGCTGAATAGCCATTGTAGTTCCTCTTTGTTAACAGGTTGGTCAGTGAATCTGCTTAACCTGTGTTTACATTATATACCCATTAGTATAAAATTGTAAACATCTTAATATAAATTAATTAGCACAAGGAAAAACCATGACATTAGAACAAATCAAATCACGGCTTGAGGCATATAACCTTCGTAAGGTGGCCGATGCCTGTGACCTCCATTACAATGCTTTGACTCGGTTAATGCGTGGCGATACTGACCCACGTTATTCGACCGTACAAAAATTAAGCATGTATTTGGAGGCGCAAGAAAATGGCAAAAATATTTGATGCACCATTTAGAATAGAAGAAAAGCAAGCAGCGCCACCAGAGCATCAATTAATAGATGCCATTGCAAGTTTAGGATTAACACCGCCAAGCCAAGTATTTTTGGATGGGCAGTTGCACCGATTTGACGGCAAGAAGAAAGGCAAAAAGTCAGGTTGGTATGTAGCCTTCGCTGATGGCGTGCCCGCAGGCCGTTTTGGCGACTGGTCTATGGATTGCGAAGCCACCTTTTTAGCCGACATAGGCCGCGAAATAACAGCCGTTGAAATGATGGCTAATACTAAGCGACTAGCCGAGGCCAAGAAAAAGCGTGACGAAGAAAAAACCAAAAAGTACGAGGCTGCCAGCATTACAGTAGAAGCCATTTGGTCTAATTGTAGTGCAGCCGATGACGCCCACCCATACTTGCAAAGAAAAGGCATTACCTCAAACGGCGCAAGGGTAACAGGTGACGGTCGCCTAGCAGTGCCTTTATATGGTGCTGATGGTGACATTAGTTCATTGCAGTACATTAACCATGAAGGCGGCAAACAGTATCACGCTGGCGGAGCAGTAGGCGGTAAATTCTGGCAGCTAGGCACTATGGACGAATCAGGACCATTGTTTATAGCAGAAGGTTTTGCAACAGCTGCTACTATATACCAAGCCACAAACCGCCCTTGTGTTGTTGGTTATAGCGCAAGCAACCTTGTACCTGTTACCGATGCAATGCGCCAACACCATGGCATAGGCCAAGAAATTATTATTGTTGCTGATAATGACGAATCAGGCGTTGGTCAAAAGTATGCTGACCAAGCCAGTGCTAAATTCGGTGCTAAGGTAGTTATTCCGCCAGTATTAGGTGATGCAAATGATTATGCGCAATTAAAAGGCGTTGAGGAATTATTAGCCCTTTTGCTACCATCTGAAAGCGACATTTACGACACGCTCAAAGTGGTTAGTGGTGACTCACTATCATCAAACTATCAAGCACCAGACGAATTAATTCAAGACATGATTGTGCGCAAAAGCCAATCCATGCTATTTGGCGATAGTAACAGCGGCAAAACATTCTACGCCCTAGCCATGGCCCACGCCATTTGTGAAGGTGTTGAGTTTATGGGCAAGAAGGTAGAAAAGGGCGCTGTCATCTACCTAGCCACAGAATCACCGTCAAGCGTTATTAGCCGTGTACAGGCCATTAAAGACTTGCATGATTGCACCATGAAAAACCTATTTATAGTGCAAATCCCTGTAAACTTCTTCACCAGCGATAAGCACGCCACCGAGATCATTGATCTAACCAAACAAATTGAGTTAGATACCAACCAAAAGGTTAATCTCATTATTGGTGATACACTGGCTCGAATGACAGCAGGCGCTAACGAAAACAGCGGTGAAGATATGGTGCCCATTCTAAACCGCCTAGATGCCGTGGTTAACGAAACTGATTCGGCCTTTCTAACTATCCACCATAGTGGTAAAGATGCAAGCCGAGGCGCTCGTGGCAGTTCTACAATACGCGCTCATATCGACACCGAGATAATGGTAGTTGAGGAAAAAGGCGAACGAACTGCAACCATAACCAAGCAACGTGAATTGCCTAGCAAGGGTGTAGAAATACCGTTTAAACTCGAAATAATCGAGATGGGTATATCCAAGTTTGACGAAAATGTTAGCACTTGTGTTGCGGTTTATGATGATGAGGAGCGTGTTAAAAAGGTTAAAAAAGACTCTAAATTAGAAAAAAACAAGAAGCTAATTGAGCGTGCTTGGTGGTCAGGTGGTGCAGAAGTTCGTGAAGTTAGCGGTGAAAAGAAGCCATATATTAGTCGTTCTGCATTTAAAGAAATGCTAAGTAATGACGGATTATCTGAGCCAGCAGTTAAGAATTATATGAAACCTTCTTACGATGCTGGGCCAATTTCAATCCTATTAAATGGTGAAATAATAACCAACCATGAGCATGGCTATATCATCTTAGACAACGTTTTATCTTCTGCATTCTTACTAAGGAAAGGGGCTTAAATTGGGTACAAAAAGGTACATGTACCCTTTAATGTACCTTGTACCTTTTTACGCATTATATGTACAAAAAGGGTACATAAAGGTACAACAACCCTTTAGGGGTTGTACCCTTGTACCCTGTATATGACCAGAATAATTGAACGTGCTATAATTTAAAAAAAACGGGGAAGTAAAAAATGAATTTAGAAATTGAATATAAACAAACAAGTGAACTTATTCCTTATGTGAATAACTCGCGCACTCACTCAGATTCACAGGTCAATCAAGTCGCATCAAGTATGAAGGAATTCGGATTTACTAATCCAATTCTAACCGATGGCGCAAACGGAATAATCGCTGGTCACGGCCGTTTACTTGCAGCCCTAAAGCTAGACATTAAAGAGGTGCCAACAATCAGCCTTCACGACTTAACAGAGGCTCAGCGTAAAGCCTATGTGATAGCAGATAACCAATTGGCGTTGAATAGTGGCTGGGATGAAGAATTGCTAAAAATCGAACTTGAAGGACTAGATGAACTGGACTTCAATATAGACTTAATTGGCTTTGATGATTTATCGCTTGATGCCTTTATGGAAGAAAAAGACGAACTTGCAGATGAAAACCCATACACAAAAAAAGCAGACGCACCGACTTATGAACCAGTTGGCGATAAGCCAGATGTAAAAAATCTTTACAATGATGAAAAGACATTTGATCTCATTGAAAACATTAAGTCTGCAATTCTACCTCAGGCAGAAAAAGACTTTTTAATGCTCGCCGCTGGCAGGCATACAGTTCTTGATTTTGAAGAAATTGCTAATTATTACGCCCACTCAAGCAAAGAGTGCCAAGAGCTAATGGAAGAAAGCGCCCTTGTGATTATAGATTTCAAACAGGCACTTGCTAATGGCTATGCAAAAATGTCTGACGATGTGGCAGCTCAGTATTTGAAGGATTATCCTAATGAGTGATAAATTTGCAATTTTCATACTGACTCACGGTAGGTCTGATAATGTAATCACTTACAATACATTAAGGCGACAAGGCTACACTGGCGAAATAATACTGCTCATCGATGATGAAGATAAAGAGGTAGGGAACTACAAAAAACTCTATGGCAAGCAGGTACACGTATTCAGTAAGCAGGACGCTATTGATATGACCGATAGTGGCGACAACTTCCACAAACGGAACTCAGTCGTATATGCTCGAAACTACAATTTTAAGGTCGCAGAGCAATTAGGTATAAAATACTTCCTTCAATTGGATGATGATTACACTCAATTCCGGTACACGTTTGATAATGACGATAACTACATCACTCAAAACATTTTAATCAAAACTTTAGATGCGGTTATAAAATGTATGCTGGATTTCTACATCAGTACAGATGTGACAACCATCGCAATGAGTCAAGGCGGCGACTTTATTGGCGGAGAAGATTCTGGTGTTGCACAAAAATACAGGAAGGGTGAGTTTTCAAGAAAGGCAATGAACAGCTTTTTCTGCTCTACAGATCGACCATTCAAGTTCATGGGTCGCATTAATGAAGATGTTAATGCCTATGTTTCCCTTGGATTAACAGGCGGCTTATTCTTAACTTATCCAAGAATTAGGCTTGAGCAGAAGGAAACGCAAGCAAACTCTGGAGGTCTAACTGACATTTATTTAGACCTAGGAACCTATGTAAAGAGCTTTTACTCCGTAATGTATGCCCCATCATGTGTGAAGATAACAGAAATGGGAGTCAACAATCGAAGACTGCATCATAAGGTTAAATGGAAAAATGCTGTGCCTATGATAATAAATGAGAGCTTTAAAAAATGAAAATAGGAATAACGGCATCATGTTTTGATTTACTTCACGCTGGACATATAGCAATGCTCAGAGAGGCTAAATCATACTGCGAGCACTTAATCTGCTGCATACAAACGGACCCAACAATAGATAGGCCAAGCAAAAATAAGCCAGTTCAGTCAATTGTCGAGCGGCATATTCAGTTAAGTGCGGTAAAATATGTTGATGAAATAATACCTTACACGACTGAAAATGATCTTATTGATATACTCAATATGCTAAATGTCGATGTAAGAATAATCGGCGAAGATTATGTAGGCGAAAGATTTACAGGTGATGACATGGACATAAAGGTCATTTACAACAAAAGGTCTCATAAATTTTCAACCTCAGATTTAAGAAAAAGGGCGGCAAGCATACGCCCTCTGGATGGCAAATAACATGACAGAAAAAAAACCACCCCATAGACCCAAAGGCACAACCATTCCTATTGATTGGCCAAAGGTCGATGGTATGTGCGCCATTCAATGCACTGGTGAAGAGATTGCAGGCGTTTTAGACATTGATTATGATACTTTGCAAAGAGCTTGTAAGCGTGAGAATAATATGCTTTTTGCGGATTATATAGCACAAAAGAAATCAGGCGGTAGAATGTCGCTACGCAGAAAACAATACTCAATCGCTATGGATGGCAATCCAACCATGCTTGTATGGCTAGGCAAAAACTGGCTAGGGCAAACTGATAGAGTGGAAACATTTAACGAACATGAGATAACCGCCTTTGAAGTAATTGAACATGAAGGTTAGAGCCAAAGGCACTAGCCCACAAACCCAACTGGTGAACAGCACAGCCCGTTTCCCTGCAATGGTGGCAGGCTTTGGCGCAGGCAAAACACAAGCCCTAGTGCTAAGAACGCTAAAGCTAATTTTTGGCGATGGGCAGGACATAGCTTATTATCTGCCCAACTACCCACTGGTGCGGACCATTGCCTATCCGCGCTTTACTGAAATGCTCGATGGGTTAGGCATAAGCTATAAACTCAACCGCTCAGAGCATACGATTCAAGTTAACGGCAAAATGATTATCTTCCGAACGATGGATAATCCTGATGCGATTGTTGGTTATGAGGTCGGTGACTCAATGGTTGACGAGCTAGACACCTTGCCAACCGCTAAAGCCCGTGATGCTTGGAATAAGATAATAGCCCGTAACCGACAGAAGAAACGCAGTGGTATTAATACGGTGGCCGTGGGTACAACCCCAGAAGGGTTTAGGTTTGTTTATGAGAAATGGCAAAAGAACAAAACCGAATCGTATGAGCTAATCAAAGCGCCTACCTACAGTAACCCGCACCTGCCCGATGGCTATGTTGAGGCATTGCGCGAGACCTACCCTAGCAACCTGTTGGAAGCCTACTTAGAAGGCGAGTTTGTAAACCTGACTGCGGGTAGTGTTTATACCAATTACGACAGAAAGTTGAGCGGATGCGACATTGAGGCAAGGCCAAGCGAAACGCTGCATATCGGCATGGACTTCAACGTCAATAACATGGCGGCAGCTGTTCACATTATGCGCAATGGCAAAGCCTATGCCGTTGATGAAATTGTAGGTGGTGCTGATACGCCAGCCGTCATTAACACAATCAAAGAGCAATACCCGCTTAACCCAGTGATTGTCTACCCTGATGCCAGTGGTGGCGCTGCCAGCTCAACCAACGCAGCTAATAGCGATATTAAGATGCTCAAGAATGCAGGCTTTACGGTTAACGCACCAAGGCGCAACGGGCGCATCCGTGATCGTGTGGCCGCATTTAATCGTGCACTATGCGACCCCACTGGAAATCGTATATACTATGTCAATAGTGATAAGTGCCCAAATATTGCTTTAGGTTTAGAGCAACAGGCATACGATAAAAACGGGGAGCCTGATAAAACAGGCGGTTTTGACCATATGAATGATGCGACAGGTTACTTTGTTGTACGCACATTCCCAATTAAATTTGATCGAGTTATAACACAGCCCCAAAGGTGGACTTAATGAAGCACGAAGATCTGGTTGCAACACACGCATCCTACAAAGCCAACCAAGCCGATTGGGGCTTCCACTTAAACTCGTATCTTGGCGGCACCGACTACCAAGCTGGCGAATACCTGCTAAAGTATATTCAAGAAGATGGGAAAGAATACGCAAAGCGTCTAAGCATGACCCCGATGGATAACCATTGCAAAAACGTGGTTAGCATTTACAGCTCGTTTGTTTGGCGCATTGCACCAACCCGAAACCTTGGCGCATTAAACGAAGACCAAGCAGCCAACGCGATGCTGCAAGATGCCGACCTAGACGGTCGCAGCTTTAACGCATTTATGCGTGACGCTCAAACATGGTCTGACGTTTACGGTCATTGCTGGATTATGATGGATAAGCCAGAAAGCAATGCCAAAACACGGGCCGAGGAATTAGCGCAAGAAGTGCGTCCCTACCTAAACCTAATCACGCCTGAAAACGTATTGGACTGGGCATATGAGAGAGCGCCTAGTGGTCGTTACGTATTAACCTACATGAAGGTGCGCGAATCGCAGCATGGTGATACGTTGGTTATCCGTGAATGGACACCTATGGAAATCGTGACCTACCGCACCGATGG